TCCAACGGGAGGTTCTGGAGCCTCTAATGTTGAAGGAGGTTTCCATTCTGTTGGTCGCTCTTCTTTTTGTCGAGTTTGAGATTCTCGTGATATTCTTTCAACCATTTTATTTTCCCGATTGTTTTCTATTTTCAATTTTTAACACTTCTTGAGCGTATTTTTCCAGAGGTATTCGCATTTTGTTTGCGAAAGCCACCTGACCAGGTGTTAATTGAACCTGTTTTTTCCGTCCAGATTTTACAGTCCGTCCATTAGACGCAGGAGTAACAGCTTGGACGTTTGCACGTTTCTCCTGAAATTTGTGTGGAAAGTTTTCTCTCATCCTTTTGTCAATCTCTGAATAATATTCATCAGTTGATGGATTGAAACCTTCTTCCAAAACGAGTTGTTCATGTATAGCTTGTGCGCCTCTTGTCATAACCCTATCTGCGTTAAACCATTCATTTTTGGATAACCAACTTTGTAGTTTAATATCGTCAGCAGGATTAGATTTAGGTTGTTGCTGTACAGGTTGTTGTTGAGGTTGCTGTGCTGGTTGAGCAGATCTTGCTTGATTCTCCTGCTCCATCCTTTGCCTTTGCACCCTTATTCTTTCTTCTTCAACAGCTAATTTTGACAAAATACTTTGAGCTTCTGCCTGTCTAGCATGATCTTGAGCTTCATTTGCCTCCTCAAGTATTTTCTTGGCTTGAGCTGTTTGACTCTTAACTCTGTTCTCATATTCAGTAACATAGCCTTGATCTAGCTGTTGCAAACGACTTTTAAGTTGTTCATTCTCATTTTTTTGTTGTTCTGCATATTGGTAAGCAGCCTGCGCTTCTTCTAAGGCTTGCTTTCTTTTAGCTGTAAGCTGATTAATTCTTTTTTTGACGTTATCACTATAGGATTCAAGCTCAGTATCTCCCTCTTGTTCTGGCGCTGCAGTTTGCTCTTCCTGAACAATTGTTCGGCTTTCATCTTTTTTTACGTCTTCTTGATCATCCACAGCTGCATCAACAACTATGGGAGCTTCAACATTTTCTTCTATATTTTCTTGTGTTTCTACAGACATTTTTATACCTCAACTACTTTATACATAAGAAATATCTTTGGGGTCAAGTATTTTCGCAATAACATTGTCATCATTTATAATACGAACCTCAAGATCTTCCACTTTAAACCTGTTTCCTGCATATCTTCCCATAATAATCCATTCTTTTTCACTGCACCAGGCACCAGAAGGGAACTTATTAACGTCTTTGTATGCATCAGGTCCACACTTAATGACATACGCTGCAACTGTTGCAAAACTCTCACGATCTCGAGTTTCATCAGGTACATATACACCACCTTTTGTTTTTTGATTCATATAATAGGGTATAACCAATAGTCTGTAACCTGTTGGCTGTGGTAGCCTATCTATAACAGATGTTTCAAACTTTGAGGGGTCTTCAGAGTTTTTAGACTCTTTAGTTTTGAAAACCTTTGGTGGCACCTTAGGAACCATCCTATCAGGCACAAATAATTTTTTATTCATTTTCTAACTCAATACCTTTCATCGCAGCTTTAATTAAATCTTCAACATAAGTCATGCCACGTACTTGACCTACTGTGAACCGATAGTTTTCTATAGTGTCTATCGAACCATTCACCAAAGAATCGGAAAAATCCTGTTTTCTTTGGCGTATGTCTTTGAGCAGATATTCTGCTAAATGTATTGCATCCATCATATTAATTCAAAATGTGGACCATCAATAAAAGGTCGTCTACCTTCGCTACGCCTTAAATCAATGTAACTATTCATAGCACCTTCCATAGTGCTATTCCATTGAGCAATATTCCCTATACTCCATGCTGCACCCCATTTAATAGCAACATTATGTGTTTTAGCAGCTTTAGCCATTGCATCAGCGATATCATCATAAAGATTTAA